AATCATTGGTTGCAAATAAGTCACTATCAGGCGATGCGCTTGCTGGTCTTAACTCTGCTCTCGCTTCACAGCGTACAGCGATGCAAGACATTCAGAAAGACATCTCCCTTACTTCACCTCTCACAACATCTTTCGCAGCGTTCGACCTCGAAGCGCCTGCAAAGCTGCTTACACCACGTCCTACACCTCTCCGTAACCGAATCCCACGCAAGAAGGGCGTCGGTACATCACACCGCGTCAAGCGTATTCTCGGATACACAGGTACAGGTACAGGTGGAGTTGGAAACACATGGCCGGGCATTACAGAATCAACGACTACTAACTTTGGCTCAATCGCCTTCGAACGTGGTCCAAAGATTTCTTACGCTGCTGACGACCTAGTATTGCCATACAACTCATACTCACTATCTGACTCAGTATCATTCGATGCTAATTTCTCAGGTATGGGTTACCAAGACCTCCGTCAGTTGTCATCTACATCTACTCTCTACGCAACTATGTTGATGGAAGAGCGCATGATGCTTATGGCACGCGGTACTGCTTCAGGTTACGCTGGCGCACTTTCTGCACCTACAGTAACAATCACAAAGCCATCTGCTGCTACGGGACAGGTTGCACTTGCTGATTCAACATACTACGTATACGTAACAGCTGATGCCGGTATTTCAGGCTCAGGATTTGGTGAGTCTGTTCTTACAACAGTTTCAAATCAGACAACATCATCACAGGTATTAAAGTTGGTTATTACACCTGTCGCTGGTGCACTTGGTTACAACGTCTACATCGGAGCAACTACCGGTGCAGCAAACGCAAAGTATCAGGGAACAATTAAGGGAACAACAGGCTACATTGTCGGAACAGGTTCAACTGCAGCTGGCGATACTCTTGTCTACTCAACAACTAGCACAATCCTTGGTTCACGTGCGTCATCTGATACATCTGCTTACGCAACTGGATACGACGGAATTCTTCCAACTGTCCTCGGTGCAAACTCAGGTTACAACAACCGCATTAACTCAACATTCTCTACCTCTAATCCGGGTGTGGAATACCAAACAGTTTTTGCATCACTTTACGATTCAGTTAAGGCTGACCCTGACCTAGTTCTCCTAAACGGAAACGACCGCAAGCAACTCTCTGACGCAATCAAGAGCGGCTCAACAGCAAACTATCGTTTGAACATCACTAACCCGGGCGAAGCTGGCGGTACAACATACGGCTCAATCGTTACTGGTCTTCAGAACGAAGTTACAGGTAAAGCAGTAGACCTCGAAGTACACCCTTGGCTTCCACAGGGCGTATCTCCAGTTCTCTCATTTACACTTCCAATCCCTGATACAGAGGTTTCAGACGTATGGTCTAACTTCATGGTTCAGGATTACATGGGTATTCAGTGGCCTGTTACACAGTTCGCCTACGAATTCTCAACATACTTCCGTGGAACATTCTTCTGTACCGCTCCTGCATGGAACGGCGCAGTATCAGGAATTGTCCCTGCATAGTAAGTAAGGCGGGAAAGGGAGCGTTAGCAATAGCGCTCCCTTTCTTCTTAACATTAGGAGGCAGCATGGCAAAGAGAATGGTTGCGCCGGATAAAGGCGTAAAAGAAACGACGATTGGCAATAGAAGTTACACGCCAAGCAAGCAAGGTATTTACACAGTAAGCAATCAAGATGCAAAGGCGATGAAGGCCGAAGGATTTATTGAAGCGTCGCTGATGGGCGCTACGACTAACAGCGATAATCTCGGATACACTTGCGTGGAGTGCGGATTCGGAAGCTGGTTCAAGATGTGCAGCCGATGCGGACACGATAACGGCAACGGGATTAAAACAGACGGAGATTAAACATGGCTACCGGAGTAACTACGCAGCACCCGTTCTACGAAAATCCCTACGTCACAGTAGCGGAATACAAGAATGCTCCGACGGCGATTGACTACGATAACCTCGTAGTAGGCGGCAACGCAGCTGCGCAAGACGCAGAATTGGCTAACGTAATTTTACGAGCGTCTTCCTTTATGGATGAGTACCTAAATCAAAATCTAAATGCGTCTACCCAACTAGAAAATCAGCGCACCCGGCTAACTACTCAGGGATACATCGCGCTGCACCCGAACAATAACCCGGTTATTTCATTACAGAGCCTTTATTATGGAACAGACCCAAATAACCTAATTGCACTCAGCGACCCGTCAAAGAGCTGGTTTGAAGACCAGCAAATCATTGTGCCGCTATCACAATTATCAACTAATTATTCATCTCAGGGTCCACTAGGATTCGGAGCCGGGGGAACACCGCGTCAGCAACTATTTGTGCGTTTTACATACACATCGGGTTACGTCAATAACCTGATTGCAAGCGCAACAGCTGGCGCGACGAGCATGACAGTACAAAGCGCAGACGGAATTGTGGCCGGAATGCAATTACGTATCTATGACGGCGGAAGCAGCGAGCGCGTAACTGTGGCGAGCAACTACACATACGGCTCTACAACAGTCCCATTAACGGCTGCATTGGCCTATACGCACGCTAGCGGCATAGCGTTCGGTAATCTACCGCAAACGATTAAAGAGGCCTGTATCCTCATTACAACGGCGTTCTTGAAGATTCGCGGTGATAACTCATTGACGATGAACGTAACGACTCAGCCTAACGGCAACGTAAGCGGAGCGACTATGTACGGCGGAGAGATTGCGATTGCCCTAAAAATGCTTGACCTATACAAGAGAATTCGATAATGGCAGGGCGCACCGGGGTACGCGCTACCTTATACAACTGGTTAAGTACCGGAAGCATTACCGGACTCAATCAGATTTTTACTTCATTCCCGAAGCGTATTGACTATCAAGTTAATTCAACGGCCGGACAATTAAGCAGAGCTGCGGCGGTAATCTTTATTCAGAATGAAAAAGAAACTCGATTAGCGATTGGCGGAGCGACTAACGGCTGGAAAAGGGTTGATTACTCAATCATTATTCAGGTTTACCATCACTCATTAGAGCGCAACGCAGAGGCAGCAATGACCTCATTCGATACGCTAATTGACGCGATTAAAACACGCTTACGCTCAGACCATAATTTCGGAGATAGCACCGGAACGCTAGTGTGGCAGGGAGCTGAACCGGTAATTAACGCTACTTACGGGGAACCGGCGACAAATAACGGCGGAGCGACAGAGACGTTTGCTGAGATACAATTCGACGTAACAGAGATGATACAAGCATAGGAGAAACATGAAAATCACAAACGATACAGAGGGCGCACGCGAGTACCCTACGCTTAGCATTACTCTGCAAGCCGGAGAGTCTTACGATGACGCAAAAGCAAAGGTTATACCAGTAGTACCAATAAATCCGTCAGCCGCGTCTGACTCAAACGTAGAAGAGGTGAAGTAATAAATGGCAAACGTCCAAGCAACTAACCGGAGTTACCTCGGTATCGCTAAAGAAGTAACACGCGGTACCGCCGTAACTCCAACAGATTTTATTCCCGTAATTGGTTCAAGCCTAAAGCCGGTAGACATTATTGACCCGCTATACGATGACGGCCTACGCGGTTCTAACGTAAAGAGCTACAACTACCTACAGGGTCGTACACGCTCAACATACGATTACAGCGGAGCAGTATTCGCAGATACAGTCGGATACGCACTCGCAGGATTATTGGGTGACGTAACTACTACAGGAGCAAGCGCACCATACACACATGCTATTGCACTCGAAAACAGCGCAACAGCTGCGGCAGATGCGCAACCTACTTCATACACAATTACAGACTTCTACGCAGCGGCAGTACGCGCGTACCCGGGCTGCATGTTCTCTGACGTAACACTCAAGTTCAACGCAGACGGAATGCTCGAATACGATGCAAAGATGACTGGTTGGGCTAGTGCGTCAGCGGCTACACCTACACCATCATTCTCTACAATCTTGCCTACTCAGGTATGGCAAGGTGCAGTAACAGTCGGCGGAACTACATTGTCTACAGCGATGACCGGCGAACTCAGCATGAAGCGACCAGTAACACCGGTTTACGGAATTGCAACTACACAAAACCCATACCAAATCTTCCTCGGTCCACTAGAAGTAACCGGTAAATTGAAGTTTGTAATGGAAGATAACGCGGAATTGACCCGTTACCTTACAAATACACAGCCTTCAATCGTACTTAACTGGTCTTACGGAACAGGTGCAGCATTGGTACAGATTCAGGCAACACTTACAAAGGGTGCGTACGTCGCAGCTGCGATTGACCGCGGAGCAGACCTCGTAGAAATCAGCATTGACCTAGTTGGACTAGGCAATACAACTGACGCGGGTACTACCGGTGGGTATTCACCTATTAAGTGGACACTCAAAAACGCAAAACCAAGCGGTACATACATCTAATCTCCAAGAGTAGGGGTAGGTAGAGACTCGAACGCCTTCCCGGGTCTCCCTCCCCTACTCCCATGATTTACAGTAAGATAAACGGAAGGCAACTATTGGAGGCAAAAAAATGCAGACAAACATCACACTCCCATCGGGCGCAACAGTAAAACTAAAAGACCCGGCGTTACTACGCGTTAAAGACCGCAAGAAGGTAATGAAAGCTGGAGACAGCGAAACCGGAGAACTCGGTAAAGCGTTGGCGCTAGGCGATGCAATTATTGCGATGCTGGTAGAAGAATGGTCGTTTGACCTAATCATTCCAAGCGTCAAAACTGAATCGCTAGATGAACTAGAAGTAACGGATTACGACGCACTCGTAGAGGCAACTACCCCAGCACAAAAGATTCTATTCCCGTCATTGGGAAAGAATGATGTGAATGAGGCAGACCCAAAAGCGATTACCGCAAACTCGAAAGACTAAAATGGGTCATTGGCGGAGGAATTCGCCATGACGGATTTGAGTACCCTGACGAGCATTGGTATTACTACCAAATGGCCGATAGGTTCGGGTGGACTCCGGAGCAAGTAGATAATCTGCCAGCTGCAACGGCAGATTGGTTACTGGCTCTGGCAGGAGCGGTACAAGAAGTCAAAAACGAGAAGGCAGAAAAAGCAGGGGGATAAATGGGCGCTATTATCGTTCGCAATCTCTCACAAGTCATGAACGGCTTAACTGCTTACGACCAGCAAATAATGAACGCTGCCGAATACGCAATCGGTCAAGCGGGATTTGCACTCGAAAGAGAAGCAAAGAAAAACGCTAACACCGGAACACATAAACGCGGAGAAGGCCACATACCGGGAACGGGTCCGGGTCCGAACGTAGTTACCGGAACGCTGCGACGAAGCATTACCACCGAAGTGCGATACGGGTTTGGTAGTTACATCGCTACAGTCGGTCCGACAGTAGAGTATGCAAGAGCGGTGGAATTAGGCAATCCAAAATGGCGTGGTAAGCGGTATCCTTACCTAATACCAGCGGCCGGAACCTTAATTGGGAATGGAACGCTGAGTCGGGTATTTAATAACGCGTTCGCACAAAGAATGAGGTAAAAGTGGCTAATACAATTCCACCAGTCCTCATCGAATTACAATTAGAGACTGCACGTATCTCGGCTCAGATGGCGCAGATTAAAGGCCAATTCGAGCAATTCGGGCAGACAGTAACTAAGCAAAATACATTCATGGAGAAGTTCAAGGCTAACGCGGCAGGAATGTTCGCCGGAAACCTTATGGCTCAAGGCTTCAACATGGTGGGAAGCGCAATACGCGGAGCAATCGAAGACGCGCAAGCCTACGAAGTATTGATTGCTAAGACTAACGCGGTAATGAAATCTACCGGGGAAATCGCGGGAGTATCGGCTAAAGACCTTATTAGCCAAGCCTCAGCGCTCGAAAAAATTGCGGCGGTAGACGAGAATGTAATCCTTAACGGGGAAAACGTAATTGCTACGTTTACAAACATTCGCAACGTGGCCGGAGCTGGTAACGACGTATTCAATCAAACGACGCAAGCTGCATTAGACCTGTCAGCGGCACTCGGCCAAGACATGCAGTCATCTGCAATCCAATTAGGTAAGGCACTTAACGACCCGGTCAAGGGCGTATCAGCATTACAGCGCGTAGGTGTTTCATTTACTGCCTCCCAAAAGGAAATGATTAAGTCATTAGTGGCAAGCGGCGACACACTAGGCGCGCAGAAAATCATCTTAAAAGAAGTCAATACCGAATTTGGCGGAGCTGCAAAAGCGGCTGGAGATACATTTGCCGGAGCGGTATTTCGGGCTAAAGACAAAGTAGCAGATTTCACCCGTAACCTAGTTACAGAACTGCAACCGATTCTATTAGCCATCGGCAAAACTATCGGCGAACTCTACAATAAGTTCCTTGCACCGCTATTTAGTTGGTTAGGCAAAAACAAAGAAGCGGTAGCGCTATTTGCAGCAATCATTCTTACTGCTGTAGCAGCGTTCAAATTATACAAAATAACAATGGCTGCGGTAACAGCGGTGCAAGAGTTATACATCGTAGGCATGGCGCTAGCAAAGGGCGCAAAGCTGGCAGACATAGCCGCTACCGAAGGACAAACCGGAGCGATGGTAGCGCTAAATGCGGTAATGAACGCTAACCCGCTGGCTAAGGTGGTAGCGGTACTAGCGCTATTAGCGGCCGGGTTTGTAGTTGCGTGGAATCACTCAGAAACATTCCGCAAAGTAATTGTAGAAGCAATGAAAGGTGCAGTAATGGGGGTTGGATACCTCATTAAAATAATCGGTTGGCTTGCAGAAACATTCTTAAAAATTGAAAGTGGTCCTTTGCGTTTATTCTTAAAAGGATTAGCATTCCTTCATGTATCCGGAGCAAAAACTGCGCTAGACGAAATCAACAAAGGAATAGAAAGCGTCGGAGGATTTTTTGATAAAGCCGGAAATGCAGTACAAGATTACGCAGACAAACTAGATGGGCTAAAAAATAAAAAAATTACTATTCCCGGATTTGGAGGCAGCACAAAGACTACAACCGGAGGCAAGACCGGAGGAGGGGCAGCGGCTCCCGATAGCGGATTAACTCCGGAGCAAATCAAGGCAGCAAAAGATGCGGCAAAGCAACGGACAAAAGATATCGAAGCGGCTAATCAAGACGTCGTTAAAATTTATGACAAAATGAATAAGGCTATTGACGACGGCAATAAAAAAGCGGCCGAAGCATTAGTGACAAGAGACAAAGCAATCGTAGAGACAAAAGCTAAATACGCGGCTAAAGAAATAGAAATTACAAAAAAGAAAGACGAAGAATTAGCCAAGAATTTCAAAGAATGGAATAAGGCTTATACAAAGGCTAACGAAGACGCGGCCAAGCGTAACGCAAACATTGAAGCCGATTACCTCAAAAAGCAAATAGACCTGCGTAAAGCGGCTAATGATAAGATTACAACGGCGGAAGAAGACGCTGCAAAAAAACGCGCGTCAATTATTCAAACATCTATAGACCGACTACGCAGCGCATTTGCAAGCGGAACAGCGGCAAGCATTACAGACATTTTTAAGAATGGCGCTACATCAGCTGACACAATGATTGCTGAATTAAAAAATAAACTCAGCGGAGCAAAAGAGCTGCAAAAAAATGCAGCGGCATTACAGGCGGCCGGTTACTCACAAGTATTCATTGAAGATGTAGTAAAAAATGGCGCTGAGGTCGGAAATGAAATGGCTAAGGCGCTATTGGGCGCAAGCGCGGACACTCAAAACGAACTCAAAGGCCTGTACACAGAAATAAATAATACATCAGCGCATGGATTAGATGAAATAGCAAAGACTATGAACACCGGCGGAAAACTAGCCACCGAAGAATTATTAAATCAATTCAAGCAAGTAACAGTAGACTTAAACGACACGCTGGCCGGAATTAATAAAGATTTATTAGACAACCTCGCTACGGCTAACGAAGATTACAAAACAAAATTAGCAGACTCAACAGCAATGCTAAACGATGCCTTGCAAGCTGCTGATGAAAAATTAGCCGAGGCCAATACGCAAACAATGAAAGATTTTAACGAAGCGCTACAAGAAAACGCTGCTAACCTTGCTGACGCACTGGCTCAAATTCAATTAGATTACGAAGATACTATTGCTAAAATAGCGCAAGATACAAAAGAAAAATTAGACGCATTGAGCAAAGAATTAGATGACGTTATCGCAAAACTCAAAGCATTAGGAGCGCTACAAGCGGCTATAAATGCGGGAGCAAATTCACCGGCTAGCACCTACGTTCCACCTACGTCAAAACCTATAACAAAAGCAGAAATGGATGCTGACATAGGAGACTCAGACAATAAATTGAGAGCAAGGTCGGTTACTTACAATTACAACGTAACTGGCGTAAATATGAGCGACCCGAACGCAGCTGCAAAAGCAATCGATAACACAGTAAAATTCGGCGCGCCGCAATCAATTAATACTAGACAAGGCGTTCTAAACAAACTCGCGGCGATGGGGATTGAATAATGCCTACAGTAACCGCGCTTAACAATTATTCATTTGCATTTAACGGATACGTATTCGGCGGCGGAAGTTCCATGCATCAAGTTCTCAGCGTAGATGGATTAGAAGCGCTACCCGGAATCAGAAATCAAGACGATAACCGAGGCTATTCAGACGGAATGTTCACCGGTAATGATTTCCTATCAGGGCGCGAAATTACAATTAACGTATTAACAATGGGTAACAAAAGTACGGCGTCAATTTCAGCAGCAACAGCAACCGGTACAGGAATTATCACTTATACAACATCAACGGCTCATGGATTGGTAACAGGGCAGATAGCAACTATTACCGGCGTACTTTCTTCAGGAAATCCAAGCGGAACAGCCGGAACGGGATTCAATCAAACATCAAAAGCGGTAACAGTAACCTCTACAACTCAGTTCACCATCGCCGTAACGCTTACGGATACATATACCTCCGGCGGAACTATGAACATGAATTCAAGTGCGCAGTTTAATTACAATTTACTGCAAAAAAATGTATTACCTCAGACCAGCGGAACTACAGTAATGCAATTCCAAATGGCTACAAACGAAGGATTACAAAGAGTAAATACGCGCGTACGCGCAAACCGAACATTGGTAGACCCGGATTACACTTACGGATTTATTAAAAGTCAATACACGTTCTTTTGCGCTGACCCTCGCTATTACGACGATGCGCAGCAAACGGGTACTATTTCAATTAGCGCAGCGCTAGGGCGCACGTACAATAGAATTTACAACCTAGTTTACGGCGGAGGCTCGGCTGCCACTACGACAGCGGTAACTAATAACGGCTGGGCGACTACCTACCCAATTATCACAATTACGGGTCCAATAAATAACCCTACTATCGGAAACCTCACGCAAGGCAATTACATTACAATTCAAGGCTCATATACAAACACCGATACAATCGTTATCGACCTCGATAGCAAGCTGGTAACAGTAAACGGGGCGACGGCTAGAAATCTAGTCTCCGGAGGTTCAAATTGGTTCTCAGCGCCGCCGGGAACATCTCAATTTTATTTAACGGGTACGGGTACACTTGCGGGTACAACGACTGCAACTGTAACATGGCGCTCGGCTTACATTTAGGAGAAGAAGATGGCATTACGCACACCGCCTAGTTGGCTGCAAAACGGCTCGCACCCGGCTGAAAACGACCGATTAACAACTCAGGCATTGTGGAAAACGACCGGTATTATCAACGCAGCTGATTTAGCAATTACCCAAAACTCTCCTACCGGTATGTCGGTATTAGCGGCAAGCGGTTGGGCGGCAATCGTAGGTACGACTCAGGCAAATATGGGTACGTACATAGCGTATAACGATGCTTCAACTGTGCTGACAGTAACGACGGCTAACCCATCAAACCCTAGAATTGACATCGTTGTAATTACAGTTTCAGACGCGTATTACACCGGTTCGCTAAATACAGTAGCGCTCAACGTAATTGCGGGAACCCCGGCTGCCTCACCGGTAGCACCATCTACCCCGGCAAACTCAATCCTGCTCGCTACAATCGCGGTCGCAGCTGCAACGACGGCAATTACCAACGCAAATATTACCGATAACAGGGTATTGGCTACAAGCTCGATTAGTTCATTACCTTCACAAACAGGAAACGCCGGATTATTTTTGACTACAAACGGCTCCGTAGCCTCTTGGGGTGCGGTAAACTTAGCAAGCATTGAAACCGAAATATTTATGGGAGCGTACTAATGGCAACTAATACACCAGCACTCTTAGCCCGATACGCACCAGTCCTCGGAACTACCTCAACACGTTTTTACATCAGCAACAAAGCGATTACAACTAACCTCGCAACAATTACAACAAACGCGGCACATGGTATTACGCAAGTCGGAACTATCGTAACAATTCAGGGCGTAGACGCAACACATGACGGAACGTACGCAATCCATTCAATTCCTACAACTACAACATTTACTTACGTTTCAACGACTGCAACTCAGGCTTCCACAGCTGTTTCTCCAGTAGGTACGGCAACATTTAATACCGCGATAACATCGGGTTTTGCAATCTCTAACAAAGTGGTTCAGAATTACGTAGCAACAATTACCACTGGTTCTGCTCATGGATTCTCTGTCGGCGACATGGTATTCGTAACTATTGGCGATACAATTTACGACGGAACACAGATTCAAATTATTTCTGTGCCTACAACTACTACTTTTACATACATTGTTACAACGCAGACAGCGGCAACGACGGCGGTATCGCAAGGTGCAGTAGGAAAATACGGAGCTGGATACACAGTACCGGCCTCTACTACGACAATCGTAACTAACATTGTCGTAGCAAATAAATCAACGGCTTCACAGACTTATACAATCTGCCTCGATGCATTGTGTATTGCATACCAGCAAACTATTGCCGCTAACGCAACAGTAGCGATTGACTTAAAACAGACTCTCGCCACGACTAAAACGGTAATGGGTTCAGCTTCATCTCCATTAGTTAATCTACATATCTCAGGAATGACGGTAATATAAAATGGGTATCAACACACTTCCAGCGGCAACTTCAAGTGCGGCAATCCCGGGCGTAGGCGCAGTCGTAGCAAGCGGTACCTCATCTAAAGGCTATGTTCAGATTTCTTTGGCGGTAGGCAGTTATGTAGCGTATGTAAATACTGAATCACTATGGGGATATCACGCGCCTAAAAGTGCAATATGGGGTGCCAACTATTCGTCAGGAATTCCTACATATTTTACTATTACCTCTACTGAAACTATTTTCACGCTAGGCACTCGACCTATCACACAAATAACAGCCTTACCTGCTACCTCCATTTCACAAGGTTATACCCCGCCTATCTTAAACGGAAATACTGTTTTCCAATTAGGCGCCAACGGAACAAACAATGTTGGCGCTGTATGGACTAACGCGGCAACTAACTATTCTTACATGGCTCAATCGGGTGGTCCAGTCTCAGGTTCTATAACTGGAACTGGAAACAACACGCAATACGCGTCTGTTGCTAACGGCGTTTATTTCTTGCCTGATTTAACTACAAGCAAGGTAATGAGGTCAACGAACGGAACTGCATGGACAAGCAGCGCGGCAGTTACTGGATTAACAAATACTTCTGGCAACTGTCAAGTAATTTTTGGTTCAGGCAACAATTATTATTGCCTAGTCAGCCCTACAGGCAGCAGTGCAACTAACACTGTTGCTTCATCAACAGATGGCGTTACTTGGGTAACGCGTTCATCTGCGAATGGGTCAAATGCTCTAAATGGAATTGCTTATGCAAATAATATTTATGTAGCAGTAGGGGCTGGAGGGCAGATTGTAACTTCAACTGACTCTATTACTTGGTCATCACGCACATCGGGAACTACGCAAACACTTTATCAAGTTGCGCACAATGGAACGCGTTTTGTTGCTTTTGGAGATGCAAGTGATTATGTTGATAGGTCTGTAGGAAGCAATTATGTTTATTCGACAGACGGAGTAACTTGGACTGCGGGAAATATATCTTTCTCTCCTAACTGGACTAGATACGCTGGAAGAGGACAAGTAGGCGCAATTCCAGAAATTATCAGCATTGGCGGTACTTTCTTTTGCACTATGGATAATCAACTTGCGGGGCTTGCTATTTCACCCGACGGAATCAACTGGGGAATTATTCCGTACGCGTCTATTGCAAGTTACGCGCACGCATTATCAGCGGGTGTTGTGCAAACAGGAAGTACTATAGCAGGTATAAATAGTTACCAAGCGTACACTATGCAAAACTCTAACGGAACGCTTGTGCAGACTACTTATACAACTAACGCAAATCGCCTTTTATGGCCAGCACCATTTTCTTACACAATTTACGCAGCAACCAATACGGCAACTAACTAAAGGAATAAAAATGGAAGAAGGCGCTCCAAAAGTTAATATAGTAATTTGCACTCCCGGCTTTAACCTAACAGCTGAATATGTCAAATCACTATTGGTGGCAGGTGCAGAGTTAAATAACAGGGGAATCAGTTGGAGTTTTGCCAACGGGTATTCTTCCCATGTGGGAGACGCGCGCGAAATTACATTAAACGGGGATAAAGAAAACTCGTTTACCGAACAGCGACCATTCAAGGGTCAAATGGATTACGACAAACTGATGTGGATTGACTCAGATATTGCGTTCACAGCTAAGGACATTCTTAAATTATACGAGAGCGACAAAGACGTAATTGCAGGGGCATACCTATTAGCCAATGGCGAAGTGGTTGCATACCCTGAAACCCTACAAGGCGGATTTACTTATGACTCCGTAAAAGAAATGACAGAGCCGCTCAAAGTACAGGGTGCCGGATTTGGATTTATCTGCGTTAAAAAAGGCGTATTTGAAGGTTTAACCCGGCCTTGGTTTCAGTCGGCTATTATGACTACAAAAGTAGAAGATAAGGATTACACTTGGACAATGATGGGTGAAGATTTATCATGGTGCGAGCGCGTAAGGCAACTCGGCTACGATATATGGTTTGACCCTACAGTACGAGTAACGCACCATAAAACAATGAAATTAACATGGGAAGGAATACAACCTTAATGGCTAACAGATTTAATTACACAGTAGATGATAATGATTTTACAATCTCAATCTACGATACCGAATATCCTACCGAAACAGGTGCGCCTAACGTACGTCAGCCTCATAAACCTTGGGGTGGAGATGACGCTTGGGATTCTAAGGAGCAAGCAATCGAATGGGCGGAGCAAACTATTGCAAACCTACTCAATCCGCCTAAGCCTGTCAAAATTATTGCACCCGTTGAGGATTCAACTAAGCCTGTAGAGTAACTACATGGCTACAACACAATACCGGTATTTATTTGCTGACCTGCTAACTAACTCAATATTGGCAGAGCTGCCTATAACGGGAGTCAATTTCACACAGCAATTAAACAGCGCTGGAAACTTCACCGGTCATTTACTTCTCTCAGGAGTCAATGCCGCCGGACTTAACGTGGCTAACGGAACTATTCCCGGGCGTACGGCGGTATACGTAGACCGCAACGGGCAATTAGTTTGGGGCGGAATATTGTGGGGAAGAGAATACAACTCAACCGACCAAACGCTTTCATTTACGGCTAGAGAATTTCTATCGTATTTCGAGCGGAGAAGAATTACTACAACAACAGCGTACACAAACACAGACCAGCTAAAGATTGCGCAAGCAATTATTAGCACAGCGCAAGGAGTACCCGGCGGAAATATAGGGCTACTTTACAATCAAGATTCAGGCTCTAGCAATACCTCGGGAGTATTGGTTTCGCGAACATATTACAACTACGAATACAAAACAGTATTATCTGCGGTACAAGACCTAGCAACGCAAACTAACGGATTCGATTTTGAAATTAGTGTTTATTATGACGGCGACGGAAACCCGGCAAAGTCATTTAATACTTACTATCCCAAAAGCGGTAAAACCTATTCCAGCACATCTGCAAGTACACCGGTATTTCAATTCCCGGGAAACATGGTTGAATACATTTATCCCGAAGACGGGATTACAGCGGCCAATACAATTTATGCACTAGGAGCTGGCAGCAACGAAGGCAAACTAATACAGACAGCGACGGATGCAACAAAATTAAGTGCAGGGTGGCCGCTGTTAGAAGACCAAGCAAACTATTCAGACATAACAGATACAACGCTGCTCGCAGGATTAGCCTCTTCTCAGATTACAGCGGTAAGTTACCCACCTACAACACTCAAAGTAGTAGCGCCGCCAAGCCAAGAGCCTCAATTTGGTACGTACGAAGTAGCAGACGAAGTAAGA